AAGAACAGAATGTTGAATGACATACCCCTAACAGCAGATGCTGATGTAGAAGCAGCAAGAATCTTAGAACCATTCTCCAATTCTAGACTACCCCTGTTCCATGCTATGATACCCTGTTGCATCCACTTGGGTAAATTTTCATATGCAGTTTGCAATCTACCTAATAATTCTCTAGCAGTAGCTGCTTTGTTTGCTAGTATGCCTACATTGACACTATCATTGAAAACAACATAGTGTAGTAGGTATGCCACACAGGTAGTAGACTTACCAGTCTGTCTGGGCATCTTACAGATATTGAATCTGTTCTCATGGAAATTTTTAATTAACTTCTTCTGAAAGTGATAAGGTTTAAATGCTGTCAGACCTTCATCAAGACTCACAATTTTTACATACTTTTCTGCAAAATAAATGGGATCATTTCTGCAAGCATAGAATTCAAGAACTTGTTCTTTACTAAATTGTTGTTCTACATTTGCTCTTTTCAGATTGGGATTACCCAAATAAATGTTGTCTGACATAATAACCTCCTACATCATTTCATACTTTCCAAATTTGAGATCATGATCTCTTGTCTTCATAGTCATATCTATAATTCTTTCTAACTGTCTAACTTTCTTTTCTAAATCCTTAGTACGCTGTTCCTCCTGTTTGGAGGAGTGGTTCTCCTGGTTCATGTTTTGAAACTTGGTAATTCCAGAGTTTTGCGCCAGGATACACTTTTACCACTTGATCCTGAACTTCTCTGCGTGATGGTTTTTTGATTGAAGGGAAAAACATTTTTATCATGTAGTTTTTACCTCTCCAAGACAAATAACAGTCAATAACATTTCCTATTTGTGCTCTTAATTTAGTTGCCTCTTTAAAGGAAATCATTATATTTAAACATCATTTACTTTAATATTTATTAAAATTTACACTTGTAGTGCTGTAAAAATAACTTTGAATGTAGTGGAACTTGATGATGCAGGGAATCCAAGCAATCTCAAAGCACCACTATTGATGTCAGTAGAGAATGTTGCAATACCTGTTGGTTGATTGAGAGTTCCAAATTCATTCATGTATGTGTTTGTGCCATCATGAATTACATTGATAGTTGTCATATTATAATTAGATCCTTGAACTGCCTGTATTTGATAACTAACAGACCTATAGGTAGATGCACTAATTGACATTACAACTGCTTGTCCTGTAGCAGAAGTAGTTAATATACCTGACTGAATATCACCAGCGATCAATTCTAAATTGGTAGCAGATACTGGTTCAAAAGTAAACTCTTCTTCTGTTGCATTATATCTTAAGAATCTACCATCTCCTAGATTAGAATCATCAACATCATCTAATCCAGTAAGGGTGCTACTACCTAATGATGTGCTTGCAATACCAACCCACTTAGAAGTATCAGACTGATATATTAATAAATCATTATTGGTAGCATCAAATGTAACATCATCAAGGTCTTTGATGAATCCAGCACCACCTCCACCAATGGTATATAACTGTTGCTCAACTCTGTTTACAAATAATCTATAGTTTGCTGCTAAGTCTTGAAGCGTAGCAAATTTTTGATCAGTGGGGGTAAGAGGATCATCTCCTTGCTTCTCAGCAGGATCAGGTGCTATGGGGCGATTGTTAACTATCTCCTCACTCAAAGTTTCTTGAGTTCCTTTTATATCCTCTACAATTTTATAAAGTTCTGCAATATTAATGGTATGAGATTCTGCTTTATCTCTTAACTTCTTAATATCCTTATCATAGTATTTTACTTCTGGAAGATTAGCAACTTCTTCTTTCAGACCATTGAAGTAATTTTTAATTTCTTTATTAGAGTCACGATACTTACTATTAGACTCATCTATCTTTTTCTCAATATTTTGTTTTGCCTCATTCAATTTACTTAATACACTTTTCTTTAATAATCTATCATCATCTTTAAACTGATTTCTGTGCTCCCATATCTTAAGAGCAGTTTCTTTCAACTCTTCATATATCTTATCTTTAGTTTCTTGTAAATACTCCTTTACTTCTTTAATCTCAACCTTCTTTTCAAAATCCTTAAGTTCTATAGTTTCAGTTAGACTGTCTATATCTTGGTTGAATGTATCTTTAAGTGTGTGTAAATTATCATTGACTTTTTCAAAGTCATCATCTATTACGCTAAAAGTTTTTCCAATCCAAGAAAAATCAGGAACTTCATTTACTTCATTTACCCACTTAGGAAATTTGGGTATATCTTCTCTTACTCCCTGAATATCTTCTTTTAATGATTGTATATCATCTTCATAATATCTTACTTCAGGAACTTCTGGAATGCTTTCCTTTACTTGCTCAATATGTGTTAAAAGTTCTTTAAGTTCATTATCATATGATTTTATCTCAGGTATCTCAGGTATGCTCTCTTTGACATCATTGACTAGACGTAATAGTTCAGGCCAAGGAGGGATAACATCTTTTACTTCTGCAAATGTTTCTCCACTAGCATCTTCTATGGTTTGAACTTCCTCTTCTACTTCAATATATCCTTCTACTGATGGTAAATCTTCTTCCTCTAGCAGTTCAGCAATTGACGGAAGTTCTTCAGAACTCTCTGCAAAGTCGTCAATAGATGGCAAATTTTTATAGTCGTCAGACATGTTATGAGTATCTTAGTACTTTGGGATTTCTCTCCCTATGTTTTATTTATTATCTTCTACATTAACAGACTTAAGCATCTTTGCTAACTCTGCTGTAGAACCAACAAAAAGAGAATTGTTAACTGTATTGGGACCTTTGGATACTTTCTCTTCTTCTACATCTTTTAATTTCTTTTGTAGATCCATCAACTTATCAGTTGCATCAGATACACTCTTAATCAATTGACCAGCAACTTCATATGCTCTTGGCATTTCACTGTCTTGAGCAAGTTCAAGAATACCATCAATAGCCTCCTGACCTTTCTCTATTATGCTGTATAAATTACCTCTAGTATATTCATAGTCTCTCTCAATATCAGTTCTCTCATGCTTCTCAGGTTTAGTAATTCCAACTTCAGTGGTTTCTGTAGAGACTATATCTCCAGAAACATTAAAAGCATCATTTAATTCATCAAAGTTTTTAGTCATTACGTTGTCCCATCAAAACCAAAGTCATCTCCAAATTCTATAGCAGCATTGTCTGTAGATGTGATGACTTTGACTTCTGCACCATTTACATGTTCTGTAGCAGTAGTATTGTCTTGACCCCTTCTAACTGTCAGTGCTGTTCCAGAAATAGATTCAACATACATTTCCTCCTGATCTATGTATATGTAATTGGTTGCTTCAATACCACTAGCACTAGTTACATTAATGATGCCAATGCTTTCATTTATGTTCTCACTTAGGTTTGTAGTGACTGTATCGCCATATGACTTAGTTGCTCTAGGTACAACACTGTAAGTAACCTCCCTAGTTGGAGTGGATGTTTTGCCACCAGCAACATATCCAACAGATGCCTTCTTGATAACATCCTTAGCAATGTCTGTATTAACAGGACCAAACATGTATGTCTTAGCAGTGAATCTCATAGTATAGATGAGTGCTCTTCTGGTAGAGAAATCACTTTCATAATCATCACTAGTAGTAATAGAATTCAGAACAATTGGTATATCTCTTTTCTCTCCAATAGTATCAACTAGGTCTACTGATACAGTATAGGCAGGTTGAAAGTATGGGAGTATCTGCTCTACTATTTGAAGCATATCATCATTCAACTTAGTAAAAATACTAAGTTCAAAATCTAGGTTATATGGCACAGGAAGATATGTTTTTGCTAGTGTCTTCTTATCTCCTTTTACACCTTTTAAAAATGTTTGTGTGGTTGTTGACTTTCTTGCAGGATCATAACTAAGACCATTTAATTCAAATGACATTCTTGGTAGTGTGATCTGAACTGGTCTGTTTAGATCAGGTACTTGCTCTAGTCTTGCTAAGAACTTTTGAGTAGGACCATATGCCAATGGAACCTTGGTAGTACTAACAACTGAATCATCACTATTAGTGTGATTTATGTTTATATTATTAAAGATAGAACCAAACGCAATGATGGTTCTCCTCATTATTTCGTGATAAAAATATTCAAACATTGTTATAGTCCTGACATTTTATTTAGGGCATTCCAAATGGATTGGTCTCTGTGAAGTCAATAATATCATCTGCCTCACTTTCTATATTAGTATTATCAGCAAATCCACTATCTACATTAGTATCAGAAGTCTTCTGATATTCATATTCAGCACCAGATGTGCTACCTGTAATAACCTCACCATCAACAAATGCACCAGTGGTAATAGATACTTTAAGTTCAAGAGTAGATGCATCCCATGATTTGACTCTACCAGTAGAACTACTTGCAGCACCAGTAACAACTTCATTAAATACGTAATTACCAGATCCACCCATGAATGGTGCTGTGACTGTGATAGTTGGAGGAGTGGTATATCCAGATCCAGCATCAGTAATACCAATCTGAGTGACAATACCTACACTATTGATATATGCCAATGCAGATGCTGTTGTACCCCCCTCAGGTGCTGCTGTAAAGGATATTAGTGGGACTGTAGAGTATCCAGTACCCCCAGAGGTAATTGTGACTATTCCAATAGATCCATCAGATACAGTGGCAGTAGCAGCAAATCCTGCACCTCCACCACCAACTGTATAGATCTCTGGTTCTTGACCTACTGTATATCCAAAACCTGGATTGATAAGATCTACTCTACGTATTCTGAAAGATTTCTCTCCATCATAATCTACTATATCATCTCTCATAGATGCTATACCTATAGCAGTTAGTCCAGCAGAAGGAGCAGATGAAATAGCGATTCTTGGAAGACTGGTATACTCATTTCCTGTATTGGAGATAGTGACCTTACTTAATGCACCATCTACTATTCCTGTAGTAAGAACTGCTGTGGTTCCTGAAGACACCAAGGTAAGTGTTTCAATGTAACCTGCTTTTTCTAAGTTATCATCAATGTCACCCACCCCAGTATCAATGACTTCATCCTCATATCTGTAAAGCTCACATCTGAGTTCATATACATAATTTTTCTTTAACTGATAGAATGGTTTTTCATGCTCTACAAATTTAATTTCAAATAACCTATCTCCTAATGGGAAGTATATTAAGTCTCCCTCTTTAGGTCTGGTTGCTAACTCTATATTTGGTATATTCTTAATAAGTGGTGTAATATAATTTTCAAATCTATCTCTTGATATGATAAGTGTAAGATCATCAAGTGCCTGAACACCAAACTTAGATAGAAGAGAACCTTGTCCCTCATACCCATCAAAAGTATCTACATATGCCTCAAGTGGTATTGCCTCTTCAAATTTAGATTCTATGACTTCCTGTATTACAGTATTTTTAGTCATATATCTTCTAGGGATATAGAATACATCTACCCCATACATTCTAATCTGTTCATTGATTAGACTCTGAACTAAATTTTGTTCAGTAGAAGACCCTTGCAGGAAAAAAGGATTTAATGCCATTATCCTATCATATCAAGAGGAGGAAGTTCATATGTATTAGACATCATCTCTCTTATTTTATCCAAATCTTTCTCAGCATCGTCATATATCTCTCTACCATTTAACTCAACTCCACCAGGCAATTTTACACCTTGGAACTTAATTAAGTTTTGACCCCATTGTTTCTTAATGAGTGCAGTAGCATAAGGTTTTAAAAATGAATCATTATATACTTTGGGATAATCATCTGGATTCATCAATCTAAAACAGTCTACTACTAGGAAATCATCTACTCTAACAGAACCCCAATCAATATCTAAATATAATCTATCTTGTCTCTTATTAAATCTTATTTGTTTTTGTGTTGTTAATAAAAAATCAATATCTTCTAGATATGTCTTAACCATAGCATAAGTTAATAACTCAGTGCTACCCCAGTAGTAAATATCATTCAAAAATAATTGATACTTCACACTAAACATATTATTAGTAATGGTATTGCTACCATCAAAATGGAATATCTTTGTAACGCCTAATATCTCATTTGGAACTATCAAGTAATTACTGTTTTCTTCATAATCAAATTGAACTGAAGAACCAGCAACATCTCCAGTAGCACTTGTGGTTGTTATACCAACTCCATTAGTTCCTGCCTTTGCCTTACCCCTATCAATATCATCTTGTGTTATCTTATACTTCATGTAAGTCTGATAGACTCCATCAAAATGTCTCTCTTGAAAATACTGAAGAGCATCATCAATTATATCATCTACTTGTTCATCAGCAACATTTATTTCTAAAACAGGCGCACCAAGTTTTCTCTTGCAGTAATCAATCAGTTCTGATCTAGTTGAAGGTTGCGCCATCTATCTACTTTACTAGTATAATGTTATTTATGAAGGAGCAGAAGAGATGCCAGCTATTACCAACACATCCCCTGATACTATTCTAAAGATTGATGATCCTGACCCCACTAAAACATCATATACATATCTTCCTTCCTTTAAATTTCTAGTAGCAGTAGATCCTAATGATATCCTAAATTCTCCACCTTTTGCACTTGTAAATCCAACATTAAATGTTGCTTGAGCACCTAATGTTGCACCAATAGCAACACTCTTTGCAAGTTGAGCAGAACCAGTATATCCAGTAAAATCAAAAGCAGTGCCAGAAGTTCCAACTACAGTATAGTTAGCATCTAAATCTGCCCCTGTATTGATGGTGAGATTAACACCATATGCAACACCTGAACTAGGATCAAAAGTAAAAGTGTTTTTAGCCATTAGATAGTGCTCTTAGTAAATTTTTGATTTCATTAATGTCATTCTTTAAATCTTTCAATTCATTCTCCATATTATCTATCCTTTCTGTCCCTTGTTTTCTTTTGGCACGAAGGGATAGATATTGATTATACTGACTGGAATCATTATTTAAAATAGCACCTGTGCTATTATCACGAATCAAATCAGTATGTCCTTCTACATTTGTGTGTTTCATATTATGCAAGAGCAAGTACTCTCAAATTTTTCATTCTAGGTGGTTGTGCTTGATTAGTTCCACTACCAACTAACTTAATACTAAAGTTTCTAAATGTTGGTAGATTATCAATTGTAAATTCATAGTCATTATATATGACCTGATTTGCTGTATATGCTATAACGTCAGTCTTAGCAGTCAATTTATCAGGAAGTCCACTATTCTTAGCTGGGTTTATAACCTGTCCTGTAGATAATAAATTATCATGTCCAGGGAAAGGTTGATAAATTAATTCTCCATTAGGATCATCTGTGATAGCATAGAATGCTCTTATATCACTAGTAATATTAATATGAGCCTCTAGATGAATTTTAATTGATGTAGCACCATTCTCTAATTGAATTGGTTGAGATGCATAAACAAATGCATTAGGATCATCAACAATAGTCTTAACTCTATTATCAGTAGTATAATCAACCACTGGATTGTTAAGTCTATTTGAAGTGAATATCATGGCAACTCTGTCCAAATCAATTATTGGAGAAACTGCAGGGTTAACACTTTCCAAACCTAAATTCAAAGTGAATGATTTATTATCTGGAAGATTTGGTAATGAAGTGGTTTCATTAATTCTAGAAGCGATCATTCTAGGAGTAGACATATAGTTATTAGTGGTTAAACTAATTTCTTCAAATCCTTTATCTTGGTAAGGGATTTCTGATCCATCAACACTAGATCCTGTAACAGTCCTTACTTGAGCAGTGATATTAGTCCCTGTAGGAGTAATATTTTGAACAATAGGAGTTATAATTTCAAATGGTATATTGTCTGTAGCAAATACACCCTCTCCACCAGCAGACTTAGTTTGATTAAAATGAAGAACTGGTAAACTAGTACCCACAGATCTATCCACTCCATTAGCAGAAGTATCAATCTTCACATTATAAAAATCTATTCCTATGGGATTAGTGATGGTTGCACTTGAAAGATTATGATCAGTATTAATCCTTCTCAAGGATACTCCATTTAATTCATACTTATGAACAAGATCACCTAGATCATGAGATAATGTATTAGTAGAATCAACCCCTCTAGAAACTCCAGTTAATGTATTATTAGTTACACCACTGTAAGAAAGGATTTCAGAACCTACTTTAATATAACCCAAGTTAGTAGAACCAACTCCTACATTTTCAAATGATGAGTAATCAGTAGCATCATCAAGTATAATAGAACCTGTAGATGTTGAATCATAATCTACTGCTAATTTAGTAGGAGATATATCAGATTGGACATCTGAGAATGTTACTACATCTTGAGTGGTATGCATACCATGATTCTTTTGATTAACCTTAATATGAAGTCCATCTGTAACATCTACAGCAGCTGCTGATAAGAATACATTTCCTCCAGCTTGACCATTAAGATCAGTGACACCAAATCCTGCTGTATATTGAATTGAATTGCCCACTCCAGTTATGAAATCACCTTGAACATTATCAAGAATGTATTCATTAACTCCACCAAGAGAAGCGATAGTGAACTGAATATCTCTTCCTAGTGAAGTTAGACCAACAGTGGACACTCCAACCACATCTCCAACAGAATATCCACTACCACCATTAGAAACAGTTGCAGCAACTGCTACACCATTAGTAATAGTAAGACTCAAAGTTCCATTTCTTCCACTTCCAGTCTGAGTCACCATAGGAACATGATGATATGTGGTGCTACCAGAGGAAGGAGTATAACCCACACCTGCATTTGTAATAGTCAAATTACCACTAGCAGTTCCTGCTGTTCCTACAAAATTTCCTGTGGCATTACTACCCAACTGAGAAACTATGTTTCCAAGAGCTATTGTAGAGTCAGATATTGTAGTATTAAATCCTATCCTTACTTTATTAGAAGAAATTTCAAATGAGTCTTTACGTAAAGCATTAATATCATCAGAGAAACTGAATAGACTTGGATTTACAAAATTAACATTTCCTTGATTAGGAGCAAATTGAGCTCTATAAAGAGTAAATTTAAGATCCTCCCACTGACTTGGATTCCATGTTTCTCCATTCTGAGATTTAAATAAAGAACCTAGTGTAGGTTGAGAAGATATAAGAATTTGTTCAGACTCAGGAGCATTAATTGTAGCAATGTCAACTTCTCCAACTCTAGATATCCAAGTGCTATAATTAGAACTTACTGAAAGAAGAACTACAGCATATGTTTGACCTGGAGATAAGTAAACTGGACCTGGGAATATAACAGGAGTAACTGCAGTGGCATTATCTGATACAAAAACACTATCTGGTTCTAACACTACTTCACCAAAAGGAATAACCTCTTCAGTAGGTAATCCAAGTTTCACTGTTCTTAATTGTATTATCAATGGCAATGTTTGATCTTTAGTTGCCATGAATAAATCTAATCTAGTAATAAAGACACCAACATTATTTTCTACAAAAAATGTTTGAGCAAGAGGGTCTGTTTTATTAGCACATAAAGGTCCATTAGCGAAGGAAGGATGATCCTTACCTTCAAAGAATGAATTAACACCTTCCCAATCATCACCTTGCTCAGCTTTTGCTGATCCTTCTGCTGAGAATTCTAGGTGTTCAATCATTTTTTCAAAAATTTCATCATTAGAAGCACCTTCATCAAAAGTGCCAGCCCAGTATTCTGCTCCAGACTTATCTGGTCCTCTACCTAAAATTTCAATATAAGCTTTTTCTATAGGATCTGTTACTTCATCAACAAATGCCACTATTCTACCAGTTCCTGTGCCAGTATCTTCACTTACATTTGTTAAAAGACCACCTGCATCAACTCTAGCGTTTTCAAAATCACTATAGTTATCATATACTTTTAGATTTTGATTTATTCTATTTGCTTCAGTGTCAACAGTCTCCTTACCATATTCATTAGCATAGATAATATCTGTGCCAGATTCAGTAACTGTTACTTGTGCTAATACACCAGGAGCAGTGTAAACTTCCTGCCAGAATTGAGTTTCAGGTGGTGTATAATCTTGACTATCTGAACCTATTTGTTGAGTATCAGTTGTAGTATAAGTGCCTCCTCCACCACTAGTACTACTTCTACTTTCAGTCTGTATTTGAGTATGAGTATTAATATTTCTAACACTGATAATAGTAGATTGAACTGTTTCAATAGAACCAGATGAATCAAATGTTTGAGAAGCATCAGTTCCTACATCAGTAGCTTGTTGACTATTAGTAGAACTGCTTGTAAGTCTAAAGACCTTCTGACCAGCTTCAAATTTTGGTGTGGTTATATCATTAGGATTAGGTATAAAGAAAGATCCTCTAACTGATCCTAATGTATCAGTTCTTAAATTTAGATTAGTTATAGTAGCTTGAGCACTAGAAGTTTGTCCAACTAATTTAAGACCTTTTTCTACATATCCATAGTAAATATTTTCAGACTTATCTGCTAAACTTAATGTATCAACATTCAAAATATTAGAAGTTGAAGAATATTCATCAGGAAGAATAATAGTATCTGCTGTTACACCAGAAACATCTCCATCTGCTGCTGTTGGTAATACATTATCAATTAAAACAGTTCCCCTTCTAAGAGGAGTAGATCTAAAATAAGGATTTGTATTATATACAACACCAGGATCATCAAAAGGACCAAATTTATGATTAGATACAGCAACTCTAAATCTAATTAATTCTTTTCCATCTTTTGTAGTTCCTATGACAGTTTCTCCAACTTGGAAAGTGCCTGTGACCATTGATATTTCAATAAGTTTTGGAACTATGAATTTATTAATATTTTCACCATCAAAGAAACCAAATACACTAGTGGTAGGTTTTAAACCCTTACAAGAGAAATCTATATTCCTAGATCTCATATAAGGAGTTATATCAGTATTAATTACTTTTGGACCTTCATTAATTGTACTAAATGTTTCTCTCTCTATAGATCTCCTTCCTTTTCTTTCTTCAGTGATATCTACTGGATTACTTCTAAAAGTAGTTGTGGTTGTTCTATACTTATTTCTAGATCTATATCCATTTTGTTCAGTCCATCCACCCCAATGAGTATTGGAATTTGAACCAATTACAGTATCGCCACCACCACCTGTCCAAGTGGTTTCCCATCCACCCCATATAACAGGACTATATCCAGTATCAGGGTCCCATCCACCTGCTGCTACTTGTTCACTAGTTTCTGTGTAAGTTGTAAGATCTTCTAATTTAGCATCTAAAACAACTTGATCTACCCATACATCTGATGATGGTGTTAATGTAATACTACCTCCATAGTAGTTTATGAGGAAAGGTGTTACACTTTCAGTTTTAGTAGCAAATGGTTGTCTTACAAAAGGTATATTTTGATAATCTAAAGATAATACTCTACCTGTTTGTCTAATGCCATTAAAACTATTACCATCTAATTTTAAATCAAGTTCAGTGGTATAAGGTGAAGGTCTAAGTTCCCCATTTTTAAAGTCAATACTATTTTTTACTATAGTTTTTTTAAGTTGATTGTCTGTAGTAGAAAAATCATCTACAAAAAATCCAGACTTAAATCTATTCAAACCATCAGTATCAGTGATTTGCATATTTAAGGTATCTTTTTCCAATAAGGAAAGAGTTGTAAAAAATTCTAAATTTTCAATTCTTTTCTCTAACTTATTGATATCACTCATTTGATATCTCTTATAGTTAGCTAGACTAATATTTAAATCATTAACTTCATATAAGAAAGCTGGTAGAGAAATAGAAGCAACTTCTAATGCACCATCAACAACATTTGGAAACTCTGGTGTTTCTGCAGGAATTCCATTTACTAGTTGGAATGTTCCATTTTTACTTAAATATATTTTATCTAATCTAGGAAGATAGAATGAAAAATCTAATAGTATTGATTCATCAGATGCTAAAATATTTTTAGATGAATTACCAGAACCAGTAAATGATCTTCCTAAAAACTCAAAAGGAGAATAACTAGTGCCAGAAAAATCTGATACTCTTGGTCTAATATCTAATATATCACTTACATTAGTTTTATTAATGCTAGGTAGATCTTTATAATTAAAATTATCATATGAATTTACAGTGGTGATATCTCCAGTATCTGATGCTGCAAAAAATGCAGATTCAAATACTATAGATAATCGTTTAGATGGTTCATTAAAACCAGACTTTCTAACCATTCTTGCATAATCATAAATGGTTCCCCTTTGACCATCATCATAATCAAACTCTTCTGTTATATTGTTTGATCCTAAAGAAGTAGAAACCACTGTTGCTTCAATTGAAGATTCTTCAAAGGTTACAATTTCATTATCTTGGAAAGTAAAATCATTCAATGCAAGATAATTTACAGTGGAATCATCATGTTTACTTACATATATTCCTTTAGCATTACTATTTTTTCCTATAAATGTTTCTCCTATCAATAGATCACCTGTTTTTCCAGTAGAACTATTAATAGAACGTAATACAACTCTAGGAAAAACTGGATTACTAGCGTTGCCAGATTCTATTACTCCATAAATTTTAGTTACATCTGGTACATTTAACGATATCTCCTCATCTTGAACCCTAGTTCCATACACAGTTCCATAAGTAAGACCATCATTCAATGTATCAGTTCCAATTCCAGATGCTGATAATTTAGAATTTGTTATTGTTACTACGTTTATCTTTTGTTTTTCTTTAATTTTTTCTCTTACATTTGTTTTTCTTAAAGTGGCTATAAGTTTTGCAGAAGTATCACCTCCCAAACCATTAATAGTTACTTCAGTAGAACCTGTATTAAAATTAAATTTATCAGAGGATAATGATTCTGTTACACCATCTGTTCTAATTAATACATATCTTTCTTCATCATAAGGTAAAAATGTTTCTGATGCACTTCCACTACTAACTGCTCCTGTGGAGTTATTAGTAATATCAACATCAAACTGCTTTCTTATAGTGATGTTAGAATTAGTTAAATCAACATTAGAAATATTTTTCTTAGGTAATTTTGTAAATAAATTATTATCAGTAGAAGATTGGAATTGTGAAGTTAATATTTTAAAATTGGATGGATTGATTGAAGAACCTGGCAATCCACCTTCACATATGCCAGTGACAGTGGTTACTCCAGAAATAGTTAAAGAATGTTGAGAAACACTTTCAACCCTAGCATATGATGTAGTATTAAATCCTGGATTGCTATATTCTACTATATTACCAACAGTAGCTATTCCAATAAAAAATCTATTTGGATCAGTGCTTGTTACAGTTGAGATACCTAAGGATGCTCCACTAGTAGTAACTCCACTAATGTTAACTGAACCAAAAGTAAATAAATCACTTTGTTTTACATCAGCGTTAAATGTACTAGCTGTGCTTACAGTTCCATGAATAGATTTAATATCACTAGTGGTATAAGCAGTGGCTCCTGCTGCTATGAATCCCTCTTCAATTCCATTAATAATAAACTGTTCTCCAGTAATAAAAGATCCTTTAGTATTGTATAGAGTAACAGCAGTAGAACTACTTACTGCATTTCTTAAAAACCCAGTAGCTCCACTAGACTTGCCTTTAATATGTGTTGGAATAGAAAGACTGGTAGGAGTATTTAAGGCAATTTCTGTATATGGTTGAATATCATATAAAGAAACATCCCATTCATTAAGGTCAGAATTGACAGCATCATATGAACCAGATTCTAAAGCAAAATCATATACTCTTGCTAATCCAATTTCTTTACCTGCTGCACTAGTGCCAATGCCAGTTATTCTTTGATCTCTTAAACTAACAGTATAATCTGTACCTACACCTATATTAGGAGATCCTAAAACATTGTTTAAAGTAAAAGTTGGTCCTGTGACATAATTAATACTTTGATCTTCTAGAAGTTTTGTAGTTCTTGGTTTTTTAAAATCTAGAAAAGATGGAGTTATAGTTTCAACTTCATACCCTTCAATATATGCTTTACCTGGTGATAACTTATATGTTCCTAAATCATCACTTGGATCGTTATTATTATATGTTTTTTGATCTTTAGCAAAAATTCCATTATTACCTTCAAAATCATTTAATGTATTTCTTGGAGTAAGAGTAAATGGTTTAACATAATAATTACCTGATTCATCAAATGTTCTTCTAGCAAATTCTTTACTTAAATCATCATATAGAGTTTTGTCTTGAGCAGAAGCGACTATACCATTTCTTATTTCTAATAACTCTATGAAATTAGGAGTAGATTGTTGATTAATATCAACAGCTTCTAATTTTAAATCTATGGATAATCTATCAGCGCCAGGTGCTGTAAAATTATTAAATCCCGCAGCATTATCTGTCAAAGATCTATCTATATCAGAATTTATAATATCTTCAACAACTCTAAGACCTACTTTAGCACTAATTGTATTAATAAAAGGACTCAATATAGTTGTTTGTTTTTTAACTTCAATAAAATATCCTCTAGCATAATATATTCCCTCAGATAAAACAGCAGCACACCCAACAAAGGTAGATACTCCATTCATTAACTGAACAACAGATTCACCTGGTTGAAAAACTATTCCTTGTCTAGTGGTAAATGGTTCTCCATCTAAGAGTAATGATTCACCTGATAAACACCTTTCATTATTATTAGCTCCACTATTTAAATAATTTACAAATAATACATAAGAGTTATCAGCATATATCTCAGCCATATATCCTTTAACTTCAAGTTTCAATCCAGATTCACTACCAACAAAAATCTTTCCAGTTAAATTTGAAAGATAATCTCTGACATTAAAACCTTTATTAGAAGATTGAATTTTAATAGATTCATATGCGTTGGAAAATTTAATTCCACCACCAGTTACAGAACTTCCTTCTTGAAAAATATGACTTCCAAACCTTTCAATCTGATTTTGCAGAACAGATTGTATCCCAGTTAATTCCCTTGCTTGAACTGGAAATCCTGGTTTGAATAATATTTTATAATATTGGTCATTTGCATTAAAGTCGTCATAATAAGGTGAGACGTTTAAATTGGTTTCCTGTGGCATGATTCTTTAGAATTGCAAAATGACTTTGATATCTTCTCTTTGGTTAGCAGACCTAGTGATAGAAGGTCTGTTATCAACATATATTATATTTCCAGAGTATTTTTCAACTTCAGGATTTGCAACCCCTTGATTAAAACTCTGTCCAAGGTAATATGTTCTATTATTTATTACTGTACTTATACCAGGACTACCTGCTGAACCAAAACTAGTGTCTATCCCTAGTGTTCCTTCATTACTAGCGATGCTAACATTTCCACCACTTGTTGGGTTTGCAGTAAATCTATGTAGAGCAAATCCATATTTAGGATCTGTTTTCAAAGATCCATCACTGTTGAATCCAACCAAACTCTTATCTTGCCAATATTTTAAAACACCAGTCACTTGATCATATGATATGACTCTACCAACTGCTGTAGATCCAACTCCTACAGTTTGAGTAAATTCACTATCCAAATCAAAAGTAGCAGTGGTATAACCTGAACCAATTAATTTTAACCCATAAACTGCACTTGCTTTGGATAAATCTAAATGTGCAGTAGAATTAAAAGCTTGAGGATTTTCTACAATTCCTATTCTTGCTATTTGGTTTCCTGTTATGAAGTCTGGATTCTCAGTGTCATTTTCAATTTTAGAATAAACTAAAACATTACTTGCTCCCAATTCTCTATAGATGTCTGCTCCATGACCACCTTGAGGTGGTATGATAACATTGAAAACTGGTGATGTGGTTCCTACAGGAACTCCACCAGCAACTAAATCTAATGTACCATAAGTATAATTAGAACCACCCTTTGAAATATTAACAGACTCTACTTTAGCATCATTGTTAATAACAATTGTTGCTTCTGCTCCAGATCCATCTCCATTTATAGGAACTCCTGTATATGTTCTATTAGCAGTTCCTATTCCAGATCCTCTGTTAACTATGGTAGCAATCTTTAATTGTCCACTGGTAGAGGCATTATCTCTTACAGCAGAATTATCTGTTCCTGTGGCCCAATCACCTGGTACAGGTATAAAGTTAGTAGAATCAAATTTTGCTATGTCACTTGGTTTGATTGTAAAAAGATATTTCCATATATAACCATCTCCACTATCACCTGCTGCTTTAGGTTCTAAGTCTGTAAATGTAGGTTGATCTAGTGAAGGTCTTCCTGTAGTATTTTCTGGATCTGTTCCATTTTGCAGACAAATATAAACTTTAAAATCTTCATTGACCACATAATATTTTGAAGAATACAAACTAGTAGCACCAGAGGGTTGTGCCAGATTTGTCCTACTTATATCACCACGATACATGTCATAAGTTATACCTGAAGTCCAAGTATACTTATTACACATTCTACGTATATCTGAAGGAGTTATTTTCTTCAACGCAATCATAGTATCCCAATAATCATTTTCTTGTTCAAAACTATCCTTTGGTGCAGGAGGGTTTGAATCCCAAGTTGATGAGTAATTGGTAGCATTAGGTAAACCAACAAAAGAATAATATGAATTTACAGTAGAAGTTGCTGCAGAGACAAAATTCTCAGCATTCAATATTCTAAGTTGATCAGTTATAATGGCTGACATTTTTACTATTTTTTTAGTTATTTATGTGTTATAATTTGCAGATTTCAAGGGGTTAAATCTTTCTACAATTGGAGAACTAGATATCCCACTTAAACCTGTAGAATCTCCAGCATAAGAAGTGAATACTCTTGCTTTTGCTCTAGGTTGAGTTTGAATTCTACCCCAACTATATTCTCCAAAGAATTCACTATGTCCCAGTCCAGTTAGTCCATTAAAGTCTTGAACACTCACTGTTACTTGTGCAACATATGTTAGTCCAATTCCTATACCCATAGTTTGAGCGATAGAAACTTGAGCAACTTCATATATGTTATCTACAAATGATGTTCCAATACCTACCACAGTTCCATCTTGATATAAAGAAGTAACTGCATTACCAACATTAGAATTGCGAACTGTAAAATAATATCCAGTTTGAATTCCACTAACAGTTATGGCAGATCCTACAATGGAAGCATCTCTGAATAAAGAATCTTTTGGAAGTAGTAAATCAAATACTATACCAGTTGATGCCACTCCAACAGATGTAGTAGATATGCCAGATATAATTCCAAAATCACCAGAGAAAGATACATCATCAATAGTTTCAATAGAAGTTATTAATTTAGGTTCACCTATTAGAACTGATGGAGCAGCAGTGCTAGTATATGCAAATCCAGTGGTGGTTCCACCAAATGAAACAGTAATAGCATTAACAGTTCCAACACCACTTATAGTAGCTGTTGCCCTAGCACCTTGAGAAGTTGTCAATCCTACTGGGGTAGTAATAGAAACAGATGGTGCTATGGTATATCCAATACCAGGATTGGTAATATCAAATGAAGTCACTGTTCCAGCAACTGAGACAAAAGCAGTTGCTGATGCTCCCACAAAACTATCTTGAGAAATAATTCTAATTTTATTTTGAGTATTAAGATTTTCTTTAGTGCTATCAAAGAAAGTTCTAATATTAGAAACAAAAATAACAGTAGATCCAACACCAACAGATTGAATAATATTTGTATTTGGATAAATCAATGGTTCATAATGAGGTCTATCTTTTGGAACTGCCTCTCCATCAATAAACTTATCCTCAGTTTGTCTAGACCAAGTAACAGCCCTTTGGAAAGTTTCATTGGTAGTAATACCAGGACCAGGATAAATGTTAGTATTTACACTATCAGAAGAATTAACAATTGTAACTGTTCTCTTATTTTGTTCTAATGATATATCCTGATCATATAGTTGTAATTCATCTCCCTTCTTAACTGTTTCTAAGATGTCAATGTTAGCAACATCAACAGATCCAGTTCCTCTATAGAATAGAATTTTGGATGTATCACCTGCTTTTGGTGGTTCTTTGAATGAAATAAAACTACCACCTTTAAATTCATATCCTTCTCCAGGAACTTGAAGAACATTATTAATGAATACTAATATAAGAACCTCAACATCTATATTAGAACCTGGTTTAGATTGAATTGTTTGCTGCGTTCCATTTAACTTTAATGCAAAAGAAATTGTTTTACCATCAAATAATGAATCTAAAGGATCTAAAACTTGGAAATCTCCAACAGTGAATCCAGCAAAACTATCGCTCACAGTCTCATTAACTGTAAGTTGAAATTCTCTAAATTCTGCAGCACCTGCTGTTGGAATACCTACAGTTCCACCAACACCTACAGTCAACTTTTGAGTTTCTCCATAAGCATATCCTTGATTTGTAATTTTAAAATCAATAACACTACCACCCAAACCAACAACTATATCTGCCCTTGCTTCTGATCCAACTCCAGATTGATTTGAAGAATAGAATAAAGGCATATTACTATAAGATAGTGGTTCATCTATAACAACCAATGGAGGATTAGTAGATGTATAACCAGTGCCAGGATTAGTAATAGCGACACTTACAATATTACCACCACTAATAGCAGCAGTACCAATAAATTCAATATTAGGAGATCCAGTGCTTAATGTCTGAACTCCAACATTGACAATAGTTTGAACACCAACTCTATAACCAGAACCACTGTTTCCAATACTTACAGAACTAATAGTTCCTAATCCAGAAACAACAGCAGTACCACCTGCAGCAACTAGTGGTTGATATCCTAAACCTTCAGTAGACCCAACAGAAACTATAACACCACCTAAAGGAACATTAGATGTATTAGGATCAGATGCCACTGATGAAATAGATCCTGTAAATTGAATACTAGTAATTCCTACATTCTCTATTAATGTAAAATCACCAGGCACAGATACATTGCCAGTAAATCTTTGTGGTCCTTGAGCAATTTGATTAACTAATATAAGAGCATTATTTGTAGAGAATCCTGCTACATCACTACCATCAGATTTAAGTGTGAATTCAGTTGTTAATCCAGTGAAGTTAGCAGAAATATCATCAAATATAAAGTTACCAGCATATGGTTCATCAGAACTACCAGTAATACCAGATCTCATAAATGCTCTTGCATTAAATGTTGAATGAGTTGCTATTCCAACAAAATCCCTTTCATCTGGTTCATTTGTTGTGGTTGAAATTGGAGTCAATCCAACAGGAGCAGTGTAGAAGTTGACAGTGCTATCAACAATATTATACGCACCTTCTACTTTGGTGATTAGAGTGCCATCAGTATGTAATGTAGATTGTGTTCCCATCCAAGGTCTAGTAACGAGTAAGACATTTGTAGCACCCAATCCAACAGAATCTACCTTCATAATCTCATTTCCAATCTTCAACATATCACCACCAGTAATAGAGGTGATACCAGATAATTTAATTTTATCTGTAGTAGCTGATACATCAGCACTAATTGTTGTAGTTACTGAAGTAGCAACTATTGGAGATTGGATAACATTATCAATGCTTAATATGCATCTTGAGTTTTGCTTACTAGAAGTAAAGGAATGAGAAGTTCCAACACCAACAGCAGTGATATCTAAGTAAGTAGGTGATGTCTTCAATGCATTCTCAGCAGAAGTAGCAAGTCTAAGAGTAGAATCATCAACCTTAATAGCATAAACCTCATCTGGCAACTTATCTGTAGTTCCATATCCAGTTATTGCTTGCTCTTCAATTATGATAGCAGAAGTAGTACCAGATCCAGTATATCTGTAATTTAATTTTTCTCCAGTTACAAAGTAATGATCAGGTATTCTAATTGTATCTTCAGTCAAACTAACTGTTGTAGTAGCACTTCCTACGAAGTCTCTCTTAAATATTGGCAATTGCCTATGCTTAAGTTCAAACTCTCTCTTAACATCAGTTTCAGTAGCAGTGTAAGCACCAAACCCAGTATCAATAGTAGCATTAGTCAAATCTATTTCAGTGACTTCACTAAGTTCATTTACTAATCTTAAAGCAACTTGGAATACTCTAACCTGAACATTTGCACTTGCTATTGGTGTAAATGTTAAATTAGTATTGTCTCCAGAAATAGCAGCACTAAAATCACCTAGATTAGTTACAGTTTGATTGATTGCATACTCAGTGATGTATGGAGTAGTTCCATCATCAACCACTATAACTTCAGATATTTGATAGTGACTATTGGTGGTATCTTCTACAGATACAATATAGTATGCACCATTAAAGGTTTCACTTTCATATGATGCTATTGTAGTAGCAGATGGTGAACCACTAGCAGATATAGCAGTATATCTTGAATCTAATTGAGAAGTGTTCAATGATGTAGTGCCAACACCAGCAGATGAAGAATTTCCAAAATCTACATGAACAGTATTAGCAACAAATGTGCTTGCAGTGCTAACAGTTGGATGAAGATCTAAATTAACTCTACCTCCAGCAATATAGGCACTATAAGTTCCAAGACCAGGTTCACCAGATGCACTACCAACATTTGATGTTGTTAATTGTCCATACTCTACTAAATCTACATTAGTTCCATCATGAACCAAAGTTATTTCATCATGCTCAAAGTATGATGAATCACTAGCAGCATATGATACTAGTATCTTAGATCCTCTGTAAGTGGTGGCAAAGGATACAATACTGTGCTGTGTAGTGATTCCTAATGGTATGGTAGTGGTGCTACTTACAATGTTAACAATACCACCCAACCCAGTGGAACCTACGCCAGCAACACTGTCAGAGATGTTAAATGCAACATTAGATACATCATAATTATTAAACTTAAATTTCTTAGGGAAGAATAGCAATCTTCCATCATCACCAGCGATGTCCATGTCATAGGAACCTAAGTCTCCACCAAACTCACCAAGGTCAGTATTAGTTTCAACTCTACCATATTGATTTAAGAAGATATTACCAACATCATCATGAAGAGCAGAGACCAATAGAATTTGTCTTTCCTTAGTAAATCTTTTATCTCTAATAAAAGTAATATACTTTCTATATCTTACACTTGCTAGAGTAAAAGTATCAACAGATTGAAAAGCATCTGTTCTAGCATTATTATTAAAATCTCCACTAATATCATCAACTGTCAATACTCTATTACCAATAGACTCACTATAATCTTGAAGTATTCTAGTATCAAAAACTATTTCATCAGAAATAACACTATTGTCTATTCTTAAAGTTTTCTCTCTTACTAAATCAAAATCAAATACTGTATTCAGATCCATTGTTGAAACTAAGTCTGTAATAACTTCAAATTTAGTTTCATCTTGAACTGTGCTTATTCCAGCATCAGATTCACATCTAATAACTAAATCACTAAATTTTTTAAATCCAGCAGTATGGTTCAAAGAGCAAACTGCCTCCCTCCACTTAGTAAACTGAACTTCAGATTGAAGTGAATATGAAAAATATTGATAATAGTCACTATCAAATATTCTTTGTAAATTATCATTCAAGAATCCAAAATTATCTTTCCATCCTTCATTCACTATAGAGGATGCATCTACATCATATAGAGAATTATAAGATACTACATCAATAACAGTGGCTTTTGTTTCTGATGATTCACCTATTAGAGATTCTCCTTTCTTAAATACCTGAGGAGAAGATACTTTAAGAATTCCAGTTTGTTGGTTTGTTGATTGCAAAATTCCTTTTTTATCTCCACTAATCAATGTCTCCCCTATCTCAAACTTATTACTCTGCAACTTAATATCAAATATAGGAAAATGACTTTCTGGAATAATCTTAGCAGAAGAAAGTGCTGATATAAAAGTTCCTGGAATTGAACCAGTAGGAATAATATTACTTAAACCATATCTTACAGTTCCAAGAACTCCACCTATATTAGGATGTGTTGCTTTAATTTCAAATAAAGTATATTCAAAATTCTCACTATTATATCCCTTTCCAGTGCTTCCTACTCCAACACTTACACCCTCTATCATAACTCTCTTACCCACCTCAAATGGATAATCTGCAGCATCACTGAAACTAGCACCAATGGTTACTGTTACATCTTGTGTTGCTTCATTAAAATCAAGATTATTAATTGTAATTCCATTTGAATTACTAGTAGGAATAATAGTGGGTGTTACATCATTTAAATTTTTACTATTCTGCAAAATAGTAACTTCAGTATCGCCCAACTCATAATCTAAAGCTATATCAGGAACTCTTTTTTTAGTTAATCCATCTAAGACTACTAATCCAGGTGAGTTTAAATAATTTTTACCTACAGAAGTAATTCCTACTTTAACTATGGATGCAAGAGCATCTACTTCTATTAACTGAGGAAGTTGTGATTGTGGTCGTAAAGTTTTATCTGCAGAATAATCAAAACCAATATTTTCAATATTTACATTTGATATTCTACCTATGGTACTACTTTTTGGTTTTAAAATTGCACCATTACCAAAACTAGATACAATAGTGCTAATACCAGGCAAACTCTTATATCCAGATCCTTTGGATGTGATTAGCACTGATTCAATGGGTCCATATGCATTATTAGCATCTGTAGAATAAGTTAACACACCATCAGACTCTACATAATTTAATTTTTCTGGAGAAACTTGTAAAGAGAAGATAAAGGTGGTAGTTCCAACTCCAACTAATGTTTGGTGTCCACTTAAAGGATTGGTAGTTAAAGATAAACTATTACAACCAAAAATATTATCTTTATCTCTTATGATTTCTTTTTTAACATTAGTATTAAGAGTATCGTTTATAGGAGTTAAATTATAATATAAATCTTTCTTGATTTCTCCTGTATTTTTAATAATCAAAGAGGCATCAGCATCTATACCAATATTTCCAGTTTTAGTAACATTAAAATCATCAGTATCTCCTGATGTAAAGAATAAACTATTTAAGTTATTGTCAAGATATAAATCAAAAGAAAAAGCACTGTAAGAAACTTCATTATTGATAAATGATAAAGAAGAATCAGATAGATCAAATTTTATTCTCTGATCTCTTTCTACCCTAACATTGGGATTGATAGGAGATATAGTGCCAGCAGAAGCACTTGTAATATTAATTACATCTGGTTTTGATTTTATAGATTGATAATACTGATTACATAATTTTATAGAATCTGAATCCAAAACATAAACATAATAAATTCCATTATCAAATAATCCACCAGATGCTGTAGATGCTGTATATATTACTTTTTGTCCATTTTTATATCTATGTCTAGGAATAGATATGCTATTGGTAGATGTATTAACATCTCCTGAAGCGAATGTTCTAGGATCAATAACTAGTCTTCTATTATAATCATTATATGCAACTTTTACTGTAGTAGTAATTCCTGGTAGAACATTTAAGAATACACTATCATTAGCCTCTAATCCATGAGTTGAAGCTGTAGATACTGTTGCTAGAGATCTTTCTACTTTACCACTTAAAACATTTTCATGGTTTGTTTTTAAACTATGGAATAAACCTGTTCCTATCCCAGTGAAAAATAGAGTGCTAACATTAGAATTAGTGCTATTGATTCCAACAAAAGATCCAGTAGAACCAAGTCCAACTCTAGCAGTTGATATACCAATTAAATCTTTAGATAATACAGATGCAAATACAGTTTGCTCATTAGTTAGAACAAACTCCATTGTGCCATCAGTGGAAACTCCTAAAGCAGTTCCTCCATTAGTTCTATAGGTTAGTGAATCTCCAGACTTTAATCCATGATTTCTAAAATAAATGGATTTGGTAGGAACAAAAATTTCGCTAATACCAGAACCTGGGTTTGAGAAAAATAAAGTAGACCCAATCCCAACACCAGAAACATTTCCTAAAGATACAGATTCTTTAGGATCAAAATATAATTCTCTATTAATTCTATAATTAGAACTATTATTTTTATTTGGTGGAATAAAGAATAAAGATCTTGGATTCTGAGTTATGAGAGAGTTAGCAGTATGAGAAGATCCCACAGTGGAGTCATGCTGTCTTATAACTCTAATTCTTGATAATTTCTCATCAAGATTCAATACCTTTATTTTTTCAGTTCCTATTCCTAAAATATCATTTTCTTTAATGTAAGTAGAATTTACATTACCAGAAATATTAAAGAAAGTAACTATACCTGTGGTAGAAATTCCAGCAACTTCTTCAAATAATTTAAATGTTTCAGTTCTTATACCTATGCTTTGTATATTACTATTACGTAATCCATCTGTGCTTAATCCACTAACAGTAACAAATTCTTGTTCATGTAAGTTGTGAGGAGTTGTGGTAAATCCAACATAAGTATGAGTATTTTCATAAGGAATAAATTCAACATTAGAGAAAGTTGTGCGAGCAACACTAATTTGATTTATCTTTTTACCACCAACTAGTTTTACTCTAGCTTTAGCTTTAAATCCACTAGTTCCATCATTATCAAATTCAATGCATTCAGTTGTTCTATATCCACTTCCTCCAGTAGCAATACCTACATCATCTATTGATCCAGAACTTACATCAGTAATAAATGTTTTTTGTTGATTAATAGAGTTAGGATTAACTAAGAAATCATAACTAGAATTATCAAATAAGAAATTGTAAGGACGTGTATTTCTAACTAATTCTGTTCTATTTAAATCTATATCATCCTGATTTGATGTTAGAGAGAAATTATATTCTATAGGTTGATGTTTATATGAATTACCTATAAAGTAAGGGAATTTGGGTCTTCTAAAATTTTTAAATGACCCTTCAGAATCTTTAACATCAGGATTAATTGTAGCAAAGTATGCATACACTCCCTCTGGGTATTCTGGAGTTTTGCAGAATCTACCATTATGTTCATCTAAATCTTTACCAGTTTGGAATTGATGATCTTCTACAAAAAATCCATTTGGATATATTTGCTGATCATTTTCTGTAAGAGGGTTGGGTCTATGAGATGTTATAGCTACATTATAACCAGATTCAAGTATTTTTATAGGACCTCCAGAATTATCATTAAATCCATATGGACCATAGATAGGAGCTCCATCATATGCCCATCCAAGTATTGGAGAATGATTTTCAGAATCTTTCTCAATATCATTTTCTAATGATAAATCTGGAATGAAGACCTCTTTATCTCCAACTGGTTTTCTAACAAAAGTAGATTGTCTTAATTTTCTAGGTGAATATAGATGCGTATATTCTAATTGATAATTAGAATTTAATCCTTTACTTACAACTCCATCATCAGTTGTAATTTGATCATTTTGAAGTAATCTTTCAAATGTATTGATAGTCCAAGTTCTTGGATTAGAATAGAATTTAGCTTGATCTCCATTATTAGTTATTTTTATTTTTGCTGATGAAGAGGTATATCCAATTCCACTATGAATGACTTTGACAGAATCTATAGAACCACCTTTTAATACTGGATCAATAACACATCCTACACCCTCTCCAACAATTTCTAATTTGGGAGCAGAGTTATATTCAGAACCAGAACTTAGAACTAATACTTCTTTTATTTTTCCTTCAACTGATACTATGGGAAGTAATTGAGCATTCTTTCCAGTTTTTAAATTAAACTCTGGTTGCCTATTATAATTGATAATATCTGAAGATCCATATCCTACTCCACCATCAACCACATAAACTGACTTGATAGATCCCTTACCTGAAGCTATTAAAGAAGCATCAAAGTTTTGTCCACTAAAAGTAGAAACTCCAATATGTCCAGATACTGTTACTGTGATAGGAGGATAGTTAAATTCATGGAAACCACTACCACCATTCTTTAAGTCAATATATTCTTTATTATTCAAATAAAAATTAGACGCTGTAGAACCTACACCAACAGCAGATAATCTGAAAGAATCCCCATTTATTTCTGTAACATAATAATCAGTTAAAGTTGTTAGTCCAGTTATAGGTGTTCCTTTAGTATCATATCTAACTTTTTCTCCAGTCTTATATCCATGACCTTTAATATTAATTAAGTTGGAAGCAGTATTAATTCCAGCAGCAGTTATTGAAGTTAATCTATTTTTATATCCAGAACCACTATTTCCAATACTTACAGAACTAATTATTCTTTTTTTAGATTGACATTTAAGCTCTTGAATACCAACACCAAAAGCAGTGAGATTGACAGATGAAACTCCTACTATGGCATCTGAAAAATTATTATGCAAAGATACAGTGGTAGAATCTTTAACACAACAAAAATAAACAGCATTGGTTGTTAAACCAGATATTGCAGTTTGTTTTTCTGTATTATATGAAATAAGTTCACCATCTCTAAATTTATGAAAAGTTGAGAACCCTATTGTATTATTAGTAAGATTTACTAAACCAGCACTTTCTGTTGAGTCAAATTCAACAGAATGATTTACTAAAACTAAATTAGGAGATGCTACACAACCAAAACCATTTCCACCACTTACTTTTAAAGTTGGATCTGTAATATAATCAAATCCACCATCTAAAACTTTAATTTCATCAATAGTTCCTTCAACTTCACAAAAAGCAGAACATCCAGTTCCAACTGTGTCTGTAACACTTAATATTGGTGGATTTGATATGTCAAATCCAAAACCAGGACTAGTAACTGATATTTCATCTAAAGGACCATAATAAACAACATCGCTTGATTTATAATTCAGTATTTCTACACCATTTACCAAAATACCTGTTTTTCCACTTTGAGTAGATTTTGAGGATGTAGACTCAATTGGTGTTTGTACTTTTCTTATTAATTTTTGAGATTGTATTGATTTATTGGAAAATTCTGATATTTCAAACTTATTATTACTTACACTACCAGAAAAAGATATAAAATTAGAATTACTAATATTAGCACTACTTCTAGAAATTTTTATATTATTGATGTCTACTTTTTTAATAAAATACTCACTTTCAGTAATATCTAATTTATTATCTCCTTCACCTGCAACATAAGTTACTCTTTCTCCAGTGAGAAGACCATGATTGGGTATATTAATTGTATCGCTGTTATCAAAAGATCCAGAAAATAAAATATCTGTTTCTCTGATATCTAGAGCATCATTAAAATAATTTGGTATAGATGGGGATGTAATATAAGTGCAATCTTTATCATCTAAGTAAGTATTTTGAATATTAGCAGTAAAAATGCTAGTTGTAGGATAATTGCTTAAATTTGCCTTAGATATTAATTTTTTAATTGTATATTTTGTAAGGAGTGATAATTCACCAGCACCTTTAATTAATACTTCTTTTGAACTTACTAAAGAAATTATAGAGCACTCAATATCATTAATAAGAGCATTATCTCCAATAACAAAGGTATGAGTATCAAAAAGGGTAAGTTTATAGGTAAAGTTAGATGCGTCAATCAACTCAATAGATTCTACTTTGTAACTAGTAGAAATATTGGAAAATAAACTTTTAATTATTTTATTTTCAGTATTAGAACCCAAACCTTTAGGTTCTATAACATCTCCAATTTCACTGTACTTATTATCTTCAAAAGAAACATCTAAATTAGAAAGAACACCAGTTATCCTGACTGTAACCCTATCTGCAGTTCCTATGCCAGCAAATCCATAAGCGAATGTGTTTATTATGATATCTTGAGCAGAAGAAAGATTTTTATCTACACCAGAACAATCAAAAAATTGATTTAAAGATTTTGACTTGTAATTTATGATATTAGAAGTTCCATCTGCAAAATTAGCTACTAGACTACCAGTAGTTCCAAATCCAACAGTGGAATCTACAGTTAATACTGTAGAACCAATTGAAATAGATTCAACTACTTTGGTATTTGGATGAATTGAAAAATTACCAGTTACATTAGTAGAATTTGGTGTAAAATCAAGACTTATTCTATAATATACCTTTCCATCTCTTACAATCTTTTCAACATCACTAATAGCACCTGTAGCTTCAGAAAAACCATCTACATTATCTTGAAATAAATTTCTATTGACTAGTTTTTCTGGATCTCCTTCAATAGCCTCTACTACAATCTGTTTTGAGATTTTATAATTTGCTTCTGAGGGTATAAAAAGAAAATCACGTGGTTTTAGTACTTCTACATCCTCACCATACAAAGCTCTAAACAAAATTTCAAAAGATTGATCAGTTCCTTTGGAAGAATAAAAATCTTTTACTTGTTTTGTGAATAATCTTTGATTAACATTAGAAGATAATGTTCTTTCTTCAAATCCAGGATTTACTTGTTTTTTTACCTTAGTAAAAAATTCTTGTAAAAATATAATACTTAAATTATTAACAACTGTTCCACTAGAATGTGTAGAAATGCCAGAATTAGTAAAAATTAACTCATCTTGACTACCAGGATTTCTATAAGATGTAATTCCACTAAATCCTCTTGAACAACCAGTAAAACTATTAGTAGTGATACCAGTATATGTAATAATTTCAGAATCTATCTCAAGTAATCCATAAGACTTAGGAAATCCTGTAGTAGAGTCTACAGATATGGTATTATCAGCGATTCCTACATTAGAAGATAAAGATGTAGAGTCTATTAGATCTGTTAGTTCATCAACTTTGACATATTTGTCAATATTCTGCAAAACATCCAAGGTAGAACCTTGACCTTCTAAAGAAGTATAATATTGTGCTAAAAAATCTCCAGCAAGTGGAAAATCATCCTTTATAAAATCAGGAAGTTGATTCTTGACAACTGAACTAATTTTTACTCTTGTATTTTCTGGCATTTTATATTAAACTATTAATATGAAGATGAAGAAGAGGATGCTGAAGTTTGTAGAGGAGTGAATACACTACTGGACCCTACTCTATATGTATCTGAGGAAGTCAAGGTAGTATTTGCAGATTCAGACTCAGTTAGTCTGGCTAACTCTCCTTTAACATAACTTGAAGTTGCTGTGAATGTAGTTCCTGCAGTGCTCTCACCAGAATCAATACTATCAGGGACCATATCTACAGTAGTGTTACCAATATCTAATTGTAGGTACAAATCTTGCAATCCAATAACATCATTAGATTGAGGACATGCTGATACCTCAATAATTGGTATATCTTGAACCTTTTTAGATGTTCCTGTAATATTAATTGGTTTGATTAAAATTTCACCTTTTTCATAATCAATGGTTCCTACATTACTGCTTACTATGGTTGATGAGGCTTTTCCATCCAATTTAAATAAGAATAAATTACCAACTACATTATCAGTAGGAATATCACTTAAATAGACAGTATCTGCTATTCCAAATATGTTAAATCCAGATGATCTAATATTATAACCACTCATTCTCTTTATATAGAATTTATTACCAAAACATAACTCATATTCTGCTCTTTGATTCAATGCAGGCTTCATATCTCTTCTAATTTCAATTTTACTGATATTAGAAGTTATAGATTCATTACTATTGTCTACAATTGTTTGAAATCTGCTATATTTGAATCTTGCTCCATATTTATTCAGTTCTGAGGAATCAGAATACTTAGTAATGTTATTTGTTACCACAGTTTTTACAGCATCTGCAGTTGCTGCTAAATTAGGATTATAATATGCATTAATATGTGCTTCAATATACAAATATTTCAAATCTTGGATTTCGCAAACAATTCCAGCAACAGAATATTTCTTTAATAAGGTTTTGAGATTATTTTTAATGGAATCTGGAACAAAAGGTCCATAAAATGGTTTTATAGTGATAAAAACTTTTCCATATTGTGGAGGAGTCAATTCTTCACCTCCAAAAACTGAAACTGACTCAGTTTCTGGGTAAATTTTAGGAATCAGTGCCTCATAATCACCTGCAGTGACTGCTCTATTGAATGTAGAGTAAATTTTAGGTGCAAAACGCTTAACAGAGTCTATAGATTCAATTTCTTTACCTCCTACAGACTCACTTACTGAAGAAAGTAAGGAAATTCCTGTGCTTACAAGGTTATTATTGTTATCTACTATTCTTCCATTAAAATTAAAGGAAGAAATGCCATTTGCTGCTTCTCCATTGCTAGTAATATAGGAAACTTCAATATAATTTTGTGCTTTTAACTTTTCTCCAAAGACACCATCACCAAAAATGAGTTCATATCTTTGATCTTCCACTTCTTGAATGAAATATACACATGAAGAGGAGGTAACTTCTATCAATGTATCAGAAAATACATATTTTTTAGCAGAAGTGCTAGATTCAGTCTGTCTTACAGTGACTTCTAGGGTAGAAGTGTCAATATTTGCATTATCTAGAGTATATCTTGAAGGAGGAGCAGGTGTTTGAGAGGAAACAGTAAAGTTTGAGGTCAAAAATGTCCCTTCAAAGATAGTAACATTGTTAAAAGTAGCAATTCCATCAACTACAGGCACTGTTACATCGCTTGGAATGCAAAAAGAGTAACTTTCTGACCCAAAAACTGCTGAAGATGTAGCAACTATACCTTTTTTAAGTGTAAGTGTAACAGGTTTAGTAGTAAATCCAGTTGTATCTACAAAAAATGATATTACTGCCTTTGCTGCAGTCCTTGATCTGGGTGTATAACCTATATTTCTTGCTAATGCAACTACATTTTCTCTTAAAGTGGCACTATCTATGAATACTTCATTGCTAACCATGTTAGCATTGTAGGAATTGATGTAAGTATTGTATGCTAATACATCAATTATGTTAGAAAGGTTAGATCCTTCAAAATCATAATCAGTAAATTCAGAATTTTCCCTCAAATAATCAGTAAGTGAGGTCTTTATCTGATCAAAATCTAAATTTGTAAAATTTACTAGTGCCATTTATCTTGTTGACTGTAGTGCAAAGTTTAATTGTTGAGGAAGAGCATCAATTCCTATGATATCATAGGAGATAGTAACATCAAATTCATGATTTTCAAAGTTAGGTTTCACTATAACATCCTTTAATGTCACTCTTGGTTCATATTTTTGGATACATTCTGCTATTTCATCCCTAATTGCAGAGGCAGAAAGGTCATCCATCACATCAAAAAGCAATTCACTTACTCTAGAACCCAAATCTTCATTAAAAAAACGTTCACCTGGCACTGTAAGCACCAAATTTCTAATAGAACGTCCAATGGCAGTCCTATTTTTAATGCTAATTAGGTCGTCGTTGATGGGATTTATCTCAAAAGACATGCTAATGTCCTTAAAACCCCTACTAACCCTCTCTACAGGCATAGAATTAAGTAATTATAAGTTTATTTATGAGGGTTTTTACGCAAAAAAAAGAGACCTAATGGTCTCTTTACTATCTTCCTTGTCCTCTATACCTTTTTTTAGGTTTATTGGCACTTGTAGCAGCATACTTAGTGTGTTTTCCCCTACCTTGATAAGTTTTTTTAGGTATGGTTTCTACATAATCACCACCAGAGAGAGATTTTTTGACTGGCATTAGTTTTCATCCTCCAATTGCTTTATTACTTTATCAGAGATCGCTAGTAGATTAGCAACACTCTTAATGTTTTCTATAGATGCCAATACATCAGCAATGTTTTTACTAATGTAAGGTTCTTCACTTCTTGCTGAGAAGGCAAGAGCATTCCTTAAAGATGCTTGTGCATCATCCAATGAGTCTTGTACTTGTTTTGATAGTGTCATTAGAGGTCCCCTAGATAACTCTTGTTTTCTCATGACCCACTCTAATACGAGGGTCACACCAAATTTGTAGTCCTTGATCAATAGCATCTAAGCAGAATGAGACATCCTCCCCACACATGTCTTGTACTGCCCCAGATTCAAAGACTTGCATCTTAGGAGCAAACCAAGGATAAGGAAGGTTCTCAAAGACACCCTTCTTAATAAGCACCCAACCAAAACCTGTATAGTCTACTGTAAAAGGTTTCTTTCTCTTACTCATAGTCTCTACAGTTTCATGATTCATGACTCCACCATTCTTTCTGAAATCATCTTCCTCTAACCAGTGAGCAACTGAGGTAGTTGTGCCATCTTCAGTAGCATACCAACCTGCTGAGATCTTTCTCTCATCCTCTTCTGCTGGAATCGCTAAATCACAGAGTTGCCAGAACTTTTCTGTGGTAAAGACAATATCAGAGTCAATCCATAACTGATAGTCATATTCTAGTTTACCATCCCAAGGTACTTGCTTAGGACCACGTAATACATTAGCACCAAGAACCTTACATCTAGCAAAGTTCACCATAGAAGAATAGTCTTGACTAATCTGTATAGACATTCCATTCTGTACCATGTCAAAACATAACTGTACAAAATTCTTTAGAAAGATATAACTACATCCTCTACCAGGTAAACAGAATACTATTGTCTTACCTTTCATTCTTGCTTTGATAGCATCATAGTCCCAATCTGGTTCTTTCTTTTTGGGTGCTGCTGCCTTAACAGTAAATCCTTTTGCCATAACTGTGTAATACCTTCAATTCAATTATAGAGTAATTATATGTATATGTCAATAAGAATCTTCTTCCCATGTATGTTTGTAGATAACCCTACCAGGTCCTCCAACTCCTGCTTTGGGACCTAACTTAATATATGATAAATCTTTCTCTGAATAATCTGTCTTGAGCAATCCTACCATCACATTTAGGAGTTGCCATTTCTCCTCAAAGTCCTCTTCATTTAAATTGCAATAGAGCACCTTGTCCTTTGCATATATGTGATAACTTGTTTCCATAATATCATGAATTGAACACTTTATATATGTTGACTGCGATCACTCCAAGGGCAGTCCACATAAAAAAATTACCTATTTTAAAAGGTAATAGAATTAAAAACTTCATGGGCAATTTTTTTACTGGGAAATTTTTTTTTTATTTTTATATCTCTAGCTCAATTTGTCACCTCTGTAGGTTAGGGTAGTTTGCTTTTTTTCGCACGCACCCCCCACAAAATAATACATAACAACACACAACTGTCTGTTACACTAACACTAATACCTATAAGATTGTGGGTACTATGTATTAGATAGCACCCACACAGTTCTTGTTAGTTATAGCACTGTATCTTCTACTGCTTCAATATCATCTAGCACTGTTAATATGTCTGCTCCAGTATCAACAACGTCTAATAGGAAAAGTGCGAAGTTCTTGGACATAATAAGAATAACAAAGTGTACAGAATAGTTTAGAGACTTACTCAGGTCTAATAACATTTAGTGTGAGATATTCACAGTTCTTCAATATAACTTTCTACCTGCTCATTGTC